GGAGAATCAGATTTAAAAATTTCCTGAGAAATTTGAGAAACTATCATTCTATTATTATTATTGGAGGGTGAACCAGCACAATGTATACCTGAAATAAAAACTCCTTTTGCAGAAAAAGAGAGTATGATAGAACCACAATCTCCAGCCTTTGGAGAACGATCTAATCTTTCACCATCCATAAAAGTACCTGTAATAGTATGACCATAAGTGTCTCTATAAGTTAAGTTTACCAATCTATTGGTTGTACCATTGCCTACTGTGCCAGATGACAAAGAACGGTCAAAGATCTCAACAGTTCTGCCAACATTATCCTTCTTCTTAGGTAAAAAAGAAAATAAAGATTTCCTCGGCAAAATATTTCCTGAATGAAACATTATAAGATCATTAGGCAATCGTTTAATGTTATGATCGGTTAAATAGAATGCATTCTTTGGTGTAAGTGAAAACTTGATATTTTCATAAGAAGCGATACACTTCCACTTAGAATAATCTTTAGAAAAAGGATGTTGGACAGTGACGTACCACCCATCTTTTAAAGCAAAACAAGTAACAAACTGAGGAGATAAATCTCCACACTGTATACTCATATTAAAAGTTCCTTTTCTAATAGTATTAATCAACTCATGATTATTATTAGGTTTGGAAGTTTTAGGTACAACAAATTGTGAATTCTTGTCTTGCATAAGCTCCCAAATGTTAGAATGTGATTGAATATCACGATCTGGTTCAGATTCAGAAGGATCAGGCATAAAGTAATTAACAATCATGTTAATGATAACATACATTGATAAACCTGAAACTGCTTGTATGAAGAAAAACCGACTAACCGAAGCTTGAGTTGGAACATTATCTTCAGTTGTAGCATAAATCATTCTAATAAAGGCAGCTTGGTACGTGTCTTTTTCAACGAGTTTATTTATTACTTGATCATACAACCAGTTAGGGGTAAATCTAGAAAGTCCTCGGAAGAAATAACGAAGGACTCTTTCTGTTCTAGTTTCAGACCGAAAGAAATTTGTCCAAGATTGAGATTGAATAACATCGTCTTTAGCATCAAAAAATAATAATGGAGCCTGACAATCATTACACTCAAAGTATGAGAGAACCCCATGTTCACACATAGACATCTTCATCTTGAGTTAAACTATTAAGCATAACAGTTGAAGAGGCCTCATGT